ACAGGTTTGGTTGGGACATCTACTGGCAGTTTAACGGCAGCACTTACGGGGGTTAGCTCAACAGGATCAGTAGGTACAGTTGCTGCAAGTGTAAGTTTTCCGCTGACAGGGGTCAGTGCAACAGGATCAGTAGGCAGTCTTGGGTCTTCAGTTGGGATTGCACTTGTTGGAGTAAGTTCAACCGGATCAGTAGGGTCAATCTCGCAAGCGTTTGCTTGGAGTGTGATAGATAATACGCAGACAGCTAACTGGTCTGCTGTCTCGACGAATTAGGAGGATTTAATGCCAACATCATTTAGTACAAATCTGGCTCTGGCCTTACCCGCTACGGGGGAGTTGTCGGGTACTTGGGGCACAACGGTCAACAGCAACATCACCAACATGCTCGACGAAGCGTTGGGATATCAGGCTTTTACTGCCACTGGAGGCTCAGACACACTGACCATCCCTGACGGCACGACAGGGGTAGCCCGGAGCATCTACATTCAGCTTAATGGCACAGGCGGGGGTACGGTAAACGTACCTGCAACCAAAACAAAGATGTACTTTGTTTTCAATAACACCGCATCTGCCATCACATTCAAGGTCACAGGCCAGACCGGGGTATCCATCCCAGCCGCAGCAAAGATAGCCCTAGTCAGCAACGGCACAGACATCATAACTGCCGAGAACTACCTTGCTGCTTTGACTCTTGGCGCTGCTCTGCCGGTGGCATCTGGTGGTACAAGCCTGACCACTCTGACAGCCAACAATGTCATTCTTGGCAACGGCGCATCAGCACCGACCTTTGTAGCGCCAAGCACCAGCGGCAACGTACTGACGAGCAACGGCACGACTTGGGCGTCCACTGCCCCAGCCACTGGCGGCACGGTTACCAGTGTAAGCGTAGTGTCTACCAATGGTTTTGCCGGGACAGTGGCGACTGCTACCACAACGCCAGCCATCACTGTTTCAACATCCATCACTGGTGTCCTAAAAGGTAACGGCACGGCGATTTCTGCGGCAACCGCAGGCACTGACTATGTAGCCCCCAGCACAGCAACAACATTTACAGCTACCCAGACATTTGCTGGCTCATCTTCAGTGCTGGCAGAAGTTCTGACCAACGCGGCAGAGGTAGCAACAGTATCAGCCACAGCGGCTACTGGCACGATCAACTACGATGTCACCACTCAGTCTGTTATTTACTACACCAGCAACGCATCAGCCAACTGGACAGTCAACTTCAGAGCGTCCAGCGGTACATCTTTAAATACTGCTATGTCAACGGGTCAGTCTGTGACTGCGGCTTTCCTTGTCACGCAAGGCTCAACTGCCTACTACAACTCTGTGGTGCAAGTGGACGGCTCGACTGTGACCCCAAAATACCAAGGCGGTACAGCATGGGCGGCTGGTAATGCAAGCAGTATTGATGTCTATATGTACACCATTGTCAAGACAGGCAATGCGGCATTTACTGTGTTCACTTCACAGACCAAGTTTGCGTAAGGACTGATATGCCATTAGTACAAACAAGGGGTGCGGCATCGGCTCAAGGCTTTGGTGAGTTTGCACAGGTAACTGCTGTTAACTATATTGAGGATGTGTTCTCGACTTATCTGTATACGGGCAACGGCTCTACGCAGACCATCACCAACGGGATTGACCTGTCTACCAAGGGCGGGTTGTTATGGATTAAAAATAGAGCGTCTGCCACATATCCGGGAAATTATGTATTTGATTCTGCTAGAGGTGCTGGAAGTGGTTTAATAACAAATACAACTGCCGCAGCAGATGGGAGTTTTAGCACCGGGTTTACTACATCTGGATTTACGCTTGCTGGTGATAATGCTACAGACCAAAACACCATTACCTACGTCTCATGGACATTCCGAGAGCAGCCTAAGTTTTTTGATGTTGTGACTTATACGGGGACGGGTTCAAATACAACCATTGCCCACAGCCTTGGCTCAGTGCCGGGCAGTATCATTGTCAAGCGTACAGACACTACAGCAGCTTGGGCCGTCTACCATCGTAGCCTTGCTAATACACAATACCTTGTCTTAAACACTACAGCCGCAGTAGCTACAGGTGCAACATGGTGGAACAGCACAACCCCCACATCCGCAGTCTTCAGCGTAGGCACTGACGCAAGCGTTAACGCATCAGGCGGCACTTATGTAGCCTACCTATTCGCCCATGACGCAGGCGGCTTTGGCCTTGCGGGTACGGACAATGTGATTAGTTGTGGAGGTTTTACCACTAGCGTCAACCCAGACACTATAACTCTTGGGTACGAACCTCAATGGGTGTTGATTAAATCCGCATCTTCCGGGACAAACTGGTACATATTTGACAATATGCGGGGCATACCTACAGGTGGTAATGATTCAAGACTGATGCCAAATCTTTCATCCGCTGAAAGCACTGACGCAAACTATTTAGACTTAACCGCCACGGGGTTTATATCAAACTTTCAGGCAATCTTTGGTGACGGTATTGACCTCATCTACATAGCCATACGCCGTGGCCCGATGAAAGTGCCTACGTTGGGGACGAGTGTGTTTAGTCCAAATCTTTCAGCCGCAACAACTGGAACTGTAGTTACAACAAATTTTCCAATAGATTTGCATGTTCAAGCATATACTCTTGGGCCAAATAGTAATTTTATTGACCGATTGCGAGGGGTGTCTTCTACCTCAACTGCGTCTGGCCCATATTTACAAAGTGCGTCAACAGCGGCGGAGGTTACTCCCGGCAGTACAACGCAAATGTTTAACAATACTGGGTTTCAAATTACAGCCCCATTTAGTGGTGCTAGTACTGCATACTGGAACTTTGGCCGCGCCCCCGGCTTCTTTGATGAGGTTTGCTATACGGGGACGAATGTTGCTGGGAATACGATTAACCATAATTTAACTGTTGCTCCTGAATTAATTATTATTAAAAGACGGGCAACAGGAGGGACGTATTGGGACGTTTCGACTTTACTTGGTGCTACCACATACACCCGTTTATTTTTTGATACCGATGCTCTTTACCTTGGCACACCACAAACATACGGTGTGGCAGGCGTTCCTTTGTATTCAAAACCCACAGCAACTCAATTGCAGTTTGGGGTTAATAGTTACGTTAACGCTAGCGATACTTATGTCGCCTACCTCTTCGCAACCTGCGCTGGTGTTTCCAAAGTAGGCAGCTACACAGGAACAGCCACCACACTACAAATAGACTGCGGCTTCACAGGCGGGGCGAGATTTGTTCTCATCAAGCGCACCGACTCAACTGGCGACTGGTATGTCTGGGACTCAGCCCGTGGCATCATTGCTGGTAACGACCCATACCTCTTGCTTAACAGTACGGCGGCTGAAGTAACCAACACAGACTACGTTGACACCTACAGCGCAGGATTTGAAATTAGCAGCACAGCGCCAGCCGCTATCAATGCTTCAGCAGGAACATTCGTGTTCCTTGCCATTGCCTAGACTTAAAGGAATCAAAATGCAGATCAGAATCAGAGCATCAGGCGCGGTCATGTACGAGGCAGAGTTTCGTGCATACCAAAAGGCCAATGGTGGCCCTACATGGGAGACAACAACAACTGAGGTCTTAACAGCCTTGGGCGCGGATGTTGTCTTTGAAGGCCCACAAGCATCTGGTGGTACGGTCTACCAATACAGCCAAGCCGCAGGGGTTGAGCAACTTGACGGCAAGTGGTACACCAAGTGTGTGCTTGGCCCAGTGTTTACAGACGGCGAGACAACTGCCGCCGAGCAAGAGGCGGCTTACAAGGCCAGCAAGGACACCGAGCAGGCTAAGTCAGTACGCCAAAGCCGTGACACCAAGCTGGCTGAGACTGATTGGATTGTCATCAAGAACTTGGAGTTGAACGCTAACATTCCCGGTGCGTGGGAGGTCTACCGCCAAGCCCTTAGAGACATCCCAGCGCAGTCTGGCTTCCCGTGGACAATCACTTGGCCTGACGCACCATGACCGAGAAAATGATCAGCGAGACAGAGGCCAAGCTGGCTACGCATGAGCAAGTTTGCGTCGAGCGTTACGCTGGCATCCAGAAGAGCTTTGCTGATGGCTCCAAGCGCATGACCCGCATTGAGTATCTGCTGTACGGTGTGATTGTCTGTGTTCTGTTCGGCCCCGGCGTTGCTGCCCAGTTTGTTGCGAAAGTATTAGGGCTGTGATGTGGACTTTTTCGACAT